CGGAAACAGGTAAACCAATGCACGATTCTATGATCGTAATTTTTTAATAGGGGAAAAAGATGACAGGCTACATAATAAAAATACCACACTGCGAACTCTATATGCAGTCCTGGAATATCTTCGGGGCGCACTGGACGAAAGACAGGGATAATGCCCAGGTATTCCATGAGGACAATAAGAGCGAGGCTGGTTTGATCGCTGAGGATTTCGGCGGGGTTTTGTTGGCGCGGTGTGAGGCGCTGGACCCATGCTAAACTACATCCTACCCACGTCATTGATAGCCCTTGGTGCATTCCTAGAGGTCTACTACTACTTCTGGCGGTTCAACCAGGACGGTATCCCATGGGCCTTGGCGGCCATATCCGGCCTAGCCTTGACCGCATTCCTAATCGGACTATCCCAGAAAGGCCCCCGATGGCTTTACCTGCTGGTGATCGTGTTCTCGGTGATCAACACCAGCTCAGGCCAACACGCGGCCCTAGGTGAAGAGGGGAGACGACAGGCTACCGAGGCAGTCAGGGCGAAAGGCCAGTCGCAAACGATAGCCGACCTGGAGCGTGAGCGTGACGCCATCCTCAAGGCCCCCGTTACCGTCACCAATAGCCTTTGGGCGCGGGACCGATACCAAGAAGCATCCAAGTCTATGGAAGCCGAGAAACAGGCTCAGGACGCACGTCTGGCGGTGATCCAAGGAAAACTTGAGGCCATGCGCCTGGAAACCGTGGCGGTGACTCCCAGGGAAACGGTGTACCAGTATTATTCTCGGGTGTCGGGAGTTCCCGCTGACTGGATTGAAATTTTACTCCAAACGTTACTTTCCGTCTTCTTTGCACTCATGGCCCCGGTAGGGATGAAGATGTGGCCCAAGGTGGAAGGGGTGGTAATCGACTGGGAACCGCTGGTCGGATTCTGGTGGGACGCATCCATGGTGTCGTGGAAGGCTGGCAAGGGCATGATGACTTCCAGGGATATGGTCCTCGGTTACGCCAAGAAGAAGGGGATCGGGATTGATGACCACAGGTATGGAGTGATCCTGAAGGCCGCGGAATCCGGCGGAGTGGTGAAGGACTTGGTCCCGTTGGAACTTGATAGGGATAAGGCAGTGAAAAAAATTATGTTGACACTGGCTTAGGATTGGTTTATACTTGGTTTATAGGAGACGACAACAATGAAAATTTTTATTGTGTCTACGGACAAGTACGGGTGGGATGAATATGATTCCCATGTAATAGCTGCAGAAGATGAGAAAGACGCAATCGGTTTTGCCAATCTTCCTGGGAAAGTTGAAGATTGGAAATTTCAAGAAATTGGAATGACGAGTAAAAATAACCGTGGGGTTCTTCACTCGTCACTCAATGCCGGATAATTAGGAGCTAATGAATGATACAAGTAAGCGCAGAAGACAAAAAATACCTGGACACTGCAAAGCCAGGCGACCGGGCAGTTTATGTGAACATGGACGCAATCCGGGAGCTACCAGAGCAGTTCGAGGCGGTGATTACCAAGGTTCTCTACGATAAAAACAAATTAGAGAACGATTTTTCCAACGTGGGGAGCCGGGACACTCCATCATGGATGCCAGACCCCCAGCTAATGTACAAAATCGCCGAGGCTAAGGGCATCAGCGGAATTTCAGGCTCCAGCGAGAGCATTGTGGAAGAGGTGGACATAAACCCCATGCTCAGGAAGGCCATGGACGCCAGCCCGACTACCAGGAAGATGGTCGTCGGTAAACGGGTGACTAAACAATCCTTTGTCATCCAGGACGACGGGACAGAGCGCCACTCCAGCCTCTGCACCACGGAGTATAACGTCTGGGAAAGGTGCATGGAACTTTGGAGCAAGGAAGAGGCTTTCACCGACGGTTATACCAAGGAAGGGAAATTCCCTACCAAGTACGATACCATGTACAAACGCCGGGCCCACTTTGACGCTGAGATGAAATTCGCCCAGCCAAAGGCTGAGACTAAGGCTAACTTGAAGACCATCCGGGAACTTGCCGGGATGATGACAGGGTTTGCACCTGATGATCTTAAGACGGGGTTCCTGATTTTCTCCAGGGTCCGCAGGTCCAGCGATAGCCTGAAGGTTGAAGCGGCCGCCATGATGTCCAAAGGGGCTAAGGCTACGGCGGCATTGTTCCAGGCTCCACCAGTGGCCCCGGATCCAGTAACACCGAGAGCCAAATTAATCCAGGCATTTGAAGACTTGAAGAACATGGACGGGGTGCCGAAGGTTTACCAGACCAGAGTGGACGGTTGCCTGGGATGGCTTAAGTCTGCGCCTGTGGATGACTTGTCTTCCTGGGATAAGAGCGTGAACCTTTACGCGGAAGTTGTGGCTGGTCAGGAGGGGTTTCCTGGAGTAGAGGAGTTTAGGGTATGAGTCACACGAAAGAGCCTTGGAAACGCTATCACTGGGGGAATGACCAGGTAACAATAAACACTATGGATGATGATAAAATAGCGGAGTGTTTTGAGCATTTCAAACCTAATGACCATGCGGCCAACGCCCGCCGAATAGTGGCCTGCGTTAATGCTTGTAAAGATCTGGAAACTGAATCCTTGGAGTCCATGGTTAAAGACGGGGATACTTTATACGAAACCCTGATGGAAGGTGCTAGTTTGGTAAACAAGGGTCTAAAGGTTGCCGAATCACTACAAGCCAAGCTTACAGAAGCCATAGAAGCCTTGGAACTGGCCGTACTGATAACCGAGTCACACCCCAGGTGGAAAGAGATTGGGGAAACATTGGAGGAGTTGAAAAGATGACCAAAATCAACGGGGTCCAGTACACCTACGGAAATTTCTCCGGCAAGGTTTTGCAGTGTGAGAACGGTAATTATTTTTTGTACCGATCCAACAATAAAGGCCAGACTTTTGAAGGAATTTCAGTTGGACAATCCGAGGCCATTGCCGCCCGGATGTATTTACAGAATAGAGAACTTACAGAGTTCGGGGAGTTTTTCGGATGACCGTTTCAAGCCAAGAACACTACCAACTAATGGTCCAGTTTGAACTTGACTACAAGCTCAACAAGCCTGAAAAAGAACCAAAGCAGTTATGGAAATGCGGGTTCTTTTACTGCGATGGTGAAACTAATTTAAAATTCACGGCATACCGTCAAGGCTACGCGTATGCCGAATGCAAACTAAGGATGGAATCATGATTGACCTAACCACACCAAAACCTAAAAAAATATACATCTCCGGCCCAATTACCGGGATTCCTGAACTGAACATCCATGCATTCTCAGCCTATGAGCTGGAACTGACACGCCAAGGCCACTTTGCTGTGAATCCGCATAACGTTTGCTACGAACTGGTTAACTCCAAGGCATGGAAAACCATGACGGAAGAGCAACGGTGGGCGGCCTGCATGGGTCTAGATATCGTAGCCCTGGGATGGTGTGATGAAATCCACTTTCTCCCCGGATGGGAATTCTCCCGTGGTGCGCTGATCGAGAAGGCTGAAGCGGAAGACCGTGGAATGGTGCTACATTATGTGGAATAGCGAAGACTCCAGGACTCGGATATGCCATGGGGAGGCTAAGAAAGTGGCAGTGAAAAGGCCGTCAAATAATAAGGGTAAAAAACTTACTATCAGGCATGGACGACAGTATTTGTACTGCGGTGAATGGTATTTCGCCAGGGAACTTGCTACTTTATGCAGTGTGTCGATAAGTAGTATCCAAAGTTTGTGGACCCGTAAGCATAAGTTGAAAGGGAATTTAATTGTCGACAGGAGGGCGGTGTAGTCATGGCGTTACTATCAAGAAGTACCTACAATTTTAGGACATTTAATAGTCGTGGAGGGAAAACGAAACACAGGGTAATAGTCCTCCTTGGCGAATGCGATGAAGAGGGGCGCGTTTGCGTTATCACCAGGACTTTGATGGAAAAGGATTCTAATTTCACAGCTGAAGGAGTACACCCATTAAGAACAATTGGGGACTATACTTTAGTTGAAAGGTCCCAGAATTTCTATCCGAGTACGTTTGAAACTGTGGTTTCCGTTTATTCCGAGGCTAAAGAACTGACGCGGAAAATGATAAGCTCTATCGTGGAACCAGACGATCAATAAAAGGAGATATTTTAAGATGAGTGAATTTAAGGAAGAGTTTAAAGACTACTTCGGGAGTACTGCATGGAAAGGATTTGTAATCGGTGGCGGTCTATTACTAGCTTATATCCTAGCGGCTTTATTCTGGGGGGTTTGGCCGTTTAGCGTAGTATCTGGATTAGCTAAAAAAGTGGTTAATCCAACCGCAATAATCCAAAATTACGAATATTTTGAAGATCAATTTATGGCTATTAAATCGACAAAGAAAAAGATTGAAATAGCAAGGAGGAATCTATTATCAAGTTCTGATAAGGTTTTCGCTGAAACTAATCTTTCAGGATTAGAGATGATTTTGGCTGACCAGATCGCTGAATATAATTCACGGTCGAGTCAGATCACAAGGAATATGTGGAAGAATGAAAAACTTCCAAGGGAGATTTCAGAATGAAGAAGTTAGGATTTTTACTTTTCTTAGTTGCAATTTTTATGTCAGTATCCATTGAAGGATGTTCAACACGATCAACGGATGTTCAAGCCGGAATTGAAGCGGCCGTAAGATCGGCAGAGGCTGTAGCTATCCCGGAGGTATCATACTTTCAGGAAAAAAAGACTGTTGCCAGATGGTACTCTCACTGGGATATTCCAGACCGTGAAACTTATGTCTACCTAGTGTCAAACGGGACTATAATTGGGTATTACGTTTGTAAAGGGAAACCAGCATCAACAAGATCCTATCTGGTCCCCGAAGAGGAGTATTATTCAAACGGAGCCACCTTATCAACTAAGGACTTGGATGGAACCTATGGAGAAAATAACCCTGGAATAAGGTTTTTCACGGCGTCAGGAGTTGCGGTTGAATGGGGTGGGCTAGGAGCTACATATATTTATTCCGACAAACCGCTGACAATTAATGTGCCGCTACTAAGCCGATAACCAACCCCACGACCAGGCCGCTACCAATACCGATAGCGGCCCATTTAATCCTGTCCCAGACCAAGGAACTCTCTAAATCGTTTATTATTTTCATCGAGTCTGTTAATTGTTCCTTCAAGCTCTGAATCAACAATTCCAATTCTTTCAAGCGTTGCTCTTTCAATAGCAATTCGGCTTCTTTCCTCTGCAAGATTTCTTCTTTCTCGATCAAGTTCAGCTTGGAGATCCTGATTTCTTCTTTCAAGTTCTCCCGCGATTGTCTCAAGGCTCCTGTTTCTATCTCGTAGTTCGTTAATATTTGCGTCAGGCGTAGGCTTTCCGATGGTGTAAGTCCAGACAATGGAACCACCGACACCAAGAGCAAGGCCGATAAAAAAAAGAAGTGCCGCACCGCCTATTTTTTCCACAGCTCAATCCACTTGATAGCCTCACGCCCTAACACCAATAAAAACCATGATGCGAGGAAAACTATTAAAGTATCGTCCCCTGGCCGAGTATAGAAAAAATACGTGCCAACGATTGCGAAAACAAATTTTATGCTCAACAACTTTGACAGAAATAATTTAAGCCTATTCATTTTAAACCCCTTTAATTAAAATCGCTCTTTTATACACGCTATCCACAGGCTTCATTATCGTCGCGAAGTCGTGGGAAGGCATGGTTATATTATTCCCCACTTGGATCTTGTACCCCGTTCTGTAATCACCCCAAGGATCTTTAATCATCCAATCGTTTCCATCGTCGTCCTGGTATCCGGTAACCGCCACGAAATGCCCGTTAGTAGTGGGGAATTTACCAGACATTAAAGCCGTCCCACCATCTCCTAACCACTTTCTCAAACTAACCAAACTGACAGAGTCCCGGAATTCTGAAATTTCTTTCCCCATCCAGATATTTATTCCCAGGGACAGGACAATAAACCACTGGTTAGGAGGTATTTGACCGTTAGGATCCAGTGACTTCCAGAGCTTAAGCGTTTTCTCATTCGTGTGGATAACTTGGTAAAGATCGTCCTCCGGCTGGTTTCCCGGTGTGATAGGTATTCCCCACCCGGCAGCGGCCAAAGCCGAAACGCCAGCCGAAACGTTACAGGCACCGGAAGGATCAAACTTGTTATTTCTCTGACTATAATTTGGGGACTTGGCCCCGTTGTTCACTATCATGGAGTCACCACCTTACTAATTATTGGTTTTGGTTCATACATATTCAAGATTGCGGCCTTACCTTCATTCAGAATGAACCCGGCTATAATCAATCCTATCGCCCAAGTTGCATTTTTCCATTTCACCGCATCCGCATTTTCAATCTTACTTACCCTGGTGCTAAGATCTTTCACATCACTTTTCCGTGCAACTTCCGCCATGTCGTCAATCTCAATTTTCCGAATTCTGATTTCGTGGTTTTCGATGTCTTTTATACTGGCAGTGTTACAGGTAATTCCATCGACCATCCTAAAGATGGTGTCAAGTTTTTTATCAATAGCAGATTCCCTTGCAACCCTAGCCTTTTCGCTTTCAATCTCTCTTTCTACTCGGGCTTTTTCACTCATGACCAAAGTGGTTTCAAACTTTGTCATGACCATATTAAGATTATCCACCTTAGCCCCTGTTTCGATTGATGTTTTTTCGAGATGTTCCACAATCGCTCCCAGGGATTCATTAGTGTAATCTTTCATATCACATTAAATAGTTTGTGACGACTTGATTGTTAGCCCCAACCAATGTAAACGGACCCGCAAAAATATTCCGATAAAGATTATTAATCACAAACCAGTAGTCGGAAGTATTCAAGGTCACAATTATAGCACCTGCAGTATTGTCATCGAAAATATTACCCTGCACACTAACCCTAGTACACCGATTTGCTACTATAAATTGACGTGCGGCGACGCCATGTGGCCAACTTGCCAGCCCTAAATAATTGTAACACCTTTGGAAAAAACAATTTGTAATTGAATGCAGACCAGATTTAGTGCCAGCGTAAGAAAATCCGATTTGATCAAAAGAGTTTGCAATGAATTGACAATTTGAGATTGAATACGGCCTGTCACCATCAGGAGATGAATCGAGGATGCTATAATACCAGCCATGATTAAATTTACACCCTGTTATAGATAATTTTCCGTTATTAGCTGCAACGGCGCTATCTTCATAAATACCGGCTCTTTTTGTAGCCAGCCCGGAATATCCATTCATCTGCTGGAATTCGCATCCTAGTATCATCCCATTGGGGGCATTGGTTAGCCAGACCCCACAAGTAAGACCAAAAAAGTGGCACCCAATAATAGTAAAATATTCTGCATTATCTTGAACGTTTATTCCATATCCGCGTTGCCATGCGTTGGCATAATCGAAATCTAGATCTGAGTTCAGTGGATCCGCAACACTGAACTGTAGGTTTGAATAAATCGCCCCAGCGTTATCGTTACTGGTTGGAGACCCGTTAATATTATTTATACTGCGCGCCCTAATACCGTATTGGGAAAGATTTTGGAATTCTAAGAATCTACAGGAATCAATTCTGACACACCCAGTACAATAAATCATATTTATAGCACCACAAATATTAGAGTTTAACTCATAATGAAATTCCAGGCCTCTAATATCGATAGACTGCACATCTTGAATTCTTATTAACCCGTTATCTCCCATCAAAGTAGGTCCAATTTTTATATGTGCATTATCACCATAAATCTTGATCCTGGCCTTGGTTATAATGGTGACCTGCGTGTCGATGAGGTATTCCCCAGGCGGAAAATAAAGCGTCACATCAGCCCCGGAAGCGTTAATGATAGCCTGAATAGCTGGCCCAACGTCAGTCGCCCCGGTCCTATCTATAAAGGCCAGAGTATCAGGAGCTATGCTATCATAAAGCAGTCCGATGTCAAGTTTTTTAGATGTTGGACCAGCAGATGTCACTTCTAAAAGTTCATCCCCGACTATGGCCGCTACTGCTGGTAGTTCTGAAATTCTTTTTGTTGCCATTTTTAAAGCTCCTCTATTAAGGCCATTCTGACCGTGTTAATTCCGAGATCATAATCAGGGGCAACGCCAATAACCGACACTTTCCATAATCCAAAATACAGCCTATCGATATTCACACCTAAATCTAAAGTCCCAATATCAAAAAGTCTGAGCTGAATATATTCCAGCCCTGCTAATTGAAGTGTAACATACCTGGGGACCGTGGACAATCTTTGTAATAACCAGTCGGCTTTCAACTGAGCATCCACAGCGTTTAGAAGTAATGTTTCTGTTGACAAGGTAGGTTTTTGGCGGTAATTCCTGGTGACAAAATCAAGCATCGTTGAATCTGTCAAAATCGAATGTCGGCCCGAGTTGTAATCCTTTCCCCACTTCACCACTACGGTGCCAGCCAATACGCTGGAGTCTGACTCAACAGGTAGTTCTAAGCCGTTCAAAATTGATTCCTGCCCCACAGTAAACGAAACCGTGCGGTCCCATTTATCAGCCCTTATAGTGCGCTTTCCTTCAGGGTTAATATCATACCTAAATCCTATTGAGGCCCCGTTCTGCACCATGGCGATAGCATCAAAAAGAAGAATTTCTGAATCGAATAATATTGAAGCGGGTGCAAGATTCACCTCTTCCAGTCCCCACTCTGTTGTATCGTAATTAGAACCATCATAAATCGTCCCCAGAATATCAAGATTCAAGGCCTTAATTATATCTGATGCGTATGTCACAGAGGCTCCGATACATCCCACAACCCGGCACTCCAGCGGACCAGCAGTTGAGCTTCCACCGACTCGGCCAATACCCGCAGAAAGAATGAAAGAACCAGTTGATAAATCAGAGCTGACAACGGAAGGAACATCAGTCCAAATTCCATCTATGTCAACTTGGATTGACCCGAAACTAGTTAAATATTCAGCTACTCGAAAAGTAATGCTTCCAGTATCGTCTGGATTAACTGGGATTGCCTTGGCTCTTGTTATGGTTCCGTATGCCCTGGGAACCGCTGTACCATCCGGGAGATAGCTGGTAATCACCTGGGCGTTTTGCTCTTTCCGGCGGTCCATAGCTTGGATAGTCAGTCTAGATACAGAGAAATCATAATCCTCGACGTAATAGGACGCAGTGGGGAGTAGATCGGCACGAACACGGTTTGACGGTCCCGGGCCTAGATAATAAAGGTTCACCTGGTTACCGTAAATAGGCTCCCGAATCACATCGTCCATTTCTCCGGACGTATTATCAATTTGAATTTCTCCCCCGTTGAACTGAAGGCTGGAATACTCGGTAAGATCAGTCTGCTGTGATAATTCCGGAGTACCACGTAGGAGTGGCGCGTAGTAAATATCATCAATATAAACCACATCCCCATCGGTGAATCCTTGCGCCTGTCCGTATAGGTAAAGACTCGCCAATGTGTCAGTATCATGGATATGGTGAACATAAAGAATCTGATCACCATTATTCCACCAGAAAGATCCTTCTTGAGCCTGGACTGTGGCAAGGCTTCCCACGCTGGAATAATTCACTAGCCCTAAGACTTCCAGGAATTGAGTAATGAAAACCCTGGCCAAGTGGTCTGTTTCGCCGGTCCATGTTTTCCAGTAATCGGCCAGGATAGCACGGCCTAAATTCGCTTGCATGACGAATGGTGAGTATGCCGTCCACCCTGGGACCTCTATGGTCCTGGTGAGTTCTAGGATTGTCATCCGAGATACTCGATTATGATTATTCCTGATCCTCCGGCACCGCCGGTAAATGTAGACCCACCTCCGCCACCACCTCCGCCATAATTACCGGCGTCACCATTACCACCAGAGTGACCAGCGCCTCCAGCCCCACCCCCACAGCCACCAGATACTCCAGAAGCGCAACCACCAGCAGAACCAGCACCCCCAGCAGGGCCAGCACCACCGGACAAGGCTGTTGATCCATCTGATCCATCTAGACCCGGAAGCCCAGTTGTTGCTCCTGTAAAAGTTGATTGTACCCCCGGTCCACCGACAGAGTATGCAATAAGATCTCCAGGTGTAACTGTTAAAACATCCCCCAAAACTAAAGATATATTTGTCCCACCACCACCACCACCACCAAACGAAGCCCCACCATCACCCCCATTACCACCACCCCCAACACAGGTAACCCTAATCTTGGTCACTCCAGCGGGGACAGTCCAATTCCCGGCCCCTGAGGTGAGACGAGTCATCCCCCGGGTGAATGAAACACCTCTCTCAGTCCTAGCGGTAGCCACAACGCCAGTGCTAACGGCTAAGTACTCATCAAATACAACCAAATCCACCCCATCGTAATATCCGTTATACGTAGGATTCCACGTGACTCCAGCCAGCGAAGCCACGAAAGCCGCTGAAGCCGTAGCACCTGCGGCGGTCACTTTAACATAAGGACTGGCAGTCCCTGTGATAGCGGTATCAGAGGTAGCCTTGTACAAGACTCCACCAATATTAAAAACAGTCCCCTGCTTAATATCAGTACCCAGGAACGGCAATGTCCCCGGCAAAATAGCCGCTGCAATCAAGGCATTCTGAGCCTGGTAATCAGCAGTTGTCAAAGGTAGTGAACTCGGTCCCGTGATTCTTTCGATAGCCATTATCTAGCCTCCCTGAAAGCCCATTTAAGGCTGAATATTCTGTGTGGCTTCTGAATTTCCAACGCATTCAGTATAGTGCAAAAAACTGGTTTCATGTAATCGTGATTTCCTTCGAAGAAGTCACACCAAACATTTTTACCACGCCCGGCGTTTAAATACAAATCTTTCCAATAATTTTTCTGAACGTAGGTTAAATTCCTATGTTCGAAAGCGTACTGCGCCAAAGGCCTAATATAGCTTTGGAGGACTTGCCCATGTTGCCCCTCTGATATGGCTGAATTATCTTGGAACCGCTCCACCCACGTATCTAAAGGATCTGGCAAAGTCTCTGTCATGCCTACACCGATACCACCAAGGAAGACAGCTAGATCAGTGGTGTCAAGTTGAATCTGAACCTTATAGGCTTGAACCTCAGTGAAGAAAAAAGATTCCCCGTTATTATACTGCACATCGTAATAGGCACCGACCACAAGCCTGGTGTCTCCGGCCTCGGTAATCCTTTCATCCAGGGCCTCTGTGAGCCTAACTACAGTTCGACCAACCGAGTAAAGAATAACGTCAGCGGCACCGAGAACGTCAATTCCTACAGTGTCGGCGTTCGTCCACCCCAGGAATAATGAGTTGATAGGCACAGGTCCACCGAAATCGATGGTAATCACATCCGAGGCTACGGTAGACTGCCACCTCTTCTTGAGGATCGGGCTAAGTAAATTCTCGAGTGGGTAGTTAGGGTCTTCGTTCACACAGGATAAAGCCCCGTCCCGAAGGATATTGTCAAAAAGTATTCTCACCGTGTTACCCTTACCCTTCCGTTGTTGATATCATCCACCACAGCAGTGGAAATTATTTTCCTGTCTAGCATCAAATTTATAGTTTGGGATTGGCCCTGAATTCTTTCTGCCACGAGATCGGCGAAAGCTTCCATCATTGGACGCCCTGCCGCTCCTGAATTGAATATAGCCTCAGTGCTTCCATTCTCGGCGACCTGGACCAGAGCTCCCCCGGATCCACCTTGACCGATCACCATTCCTCCTGTTTCGAACTTGGGAGGTTTTGGATAGGATGCGATCAAAGCGCCTTCCTGGAGTGCTATGGTTGCCCCTGCTAAAATAGCCCCTGGGAGTCCAAGATCACCCATTGCCCGGACAACTGCTACAGGCGCACCAGCTAGGAACTCCGCCTGTCTTAGCCACCATGAGGCCACAGCCGACCGATACTGTAGCTCTGCTGTCTCTTTGGCGGCGTCCTCGTCTATCTTGGCCTTACGTGCCTGGTATTCCTCGTCCAGGGCGGTCTTATCTTCCCCGGCTAGCTCACGTGCTTTAAATTCGGCATCCAAAGCCTTTTTACTTGCTGTGGCCTCTTCTTTAATATCCTGGGTTCGGCTGGTGTTTATCGCGTTAAAAAGAGACACCACTGCGGAGGCAAAGCCCAGAGCGTACCCGGTAAGGATCTCATACTTTTTAATTGCGTCTTCCACCTCTTTGGCAGCTCTATCTTTCTGATCCTGCTCCTCTTTATCCTTTCGTTCTTTTTCTTTATCCGCCGCTTCTTTCTGGTATTTTTCTATTTCACCAAGTTTCCACTTTTCTATCTCTAGTTCGGTTATTCCGGCCTTTCTGAATTCTATCGCTTTATCTTCAAGAGTGGTTTTGAATAGAGCTAAGGCATCTCCTTCCAACTGCGCTCTTGCCTTGAGAATTTCCAACTCTGTAGCCTCGGTAGTCTCCAGGACTTTTAGCCTTTCTTTATAGATTTCTAGGCTGGTATTTTGCGCTCGGAGTTGTGTGGCCTGTGAGGCTGTAATAGCTCCAGTGGTCAGTACTTCTTTTTGTACCGTATCGACTATGGATTCCCTGAGTTGAATTTTCTTTTTTAGCCCTTCCGCCTCGGTTATTAATCCTTGTGCTACCAGCTTGTCCAGGACCGCGAGTTGCTTTGTCAGGAGGCTTTGATCACCGATCTGACGATTAGTTTCCTTCCTAGCCTCGGCCTCCTGCTGTGCGAGTAAAGCCCGCCCCCTTGCGGTCATTTCATCGTACCTGTTGGCGGCAACCTGTTTGTTTAGCTCCTCGGTGATTTTGAACTGAGAATCTACTATTTTTTTTGTTTCAGCATCCACCATTGATGAATTTACGGCTATTTTAGCCAGCGTTCTTTCTGAAATTCCAAATTGCTCTGACACCTTTTTTATATCAAATAAAATCTTTTTAGTGTCGGAGGCCATTCCGGTGACGCTAAGAAAATCAAGCCTATCTTCAAGTGCTAAAATTGCTGGAGAAAGGTTATCAATATTTTCACCTGCGGCCTTAACCTGAGTTGATATAGCCCCAAACTCTTCGTCAATTCTTATAGCTTCTAACTTTCTAGCTTCTTGGTATGCTGCTGAAATTCCAATAGCTACGGCCCCAATACCAGCCGCAACTAATGAAACTGGCCCTAATACAGCCCCCAGGGTGATAGAGAACAATCCCAAGGCCGCATTGAGTGCCAGGACACCACCCCCCAGGGCAGTGGCACCAGAAAGCACCCCGAGAAGTGGAGCCGGAAGACTGGAAAGGAATCCTAATACAGCCCCACCGATCCCGAGAACCCCCCGGAATGCCGGGGTCAAAGTCTCGACCAAACTATTTCCAGCGGTTTCAGCTTTGGAAGCGAACTCGTCAAAGCTTCCGGCCAAAGTATCATTCTGGATAGCGTACTGTTTAGCCGCTTCCTGCGTCCCAGTGACAGCGGCCTCCAGGTCAAGAAGCCCTTTTTCCCCGGTCTTAAGGAGGACGGCCAATTGCGCGCCGGAGGTCTTACCCAAAGCCGCCATTAACTGCTCAGTGGTAGCGCCGGAAGATCCGAGAGCTGAAATGGCCTTAGTCAGCCCTACGGTTTTAGGATTCACTGACTCCATGGAAATCCCCAAGGCATTAAGCTTTTCAGCCACAGGCCCGGAGGCGTTAGTCAGGTCTAAAAGAATATCCCGGAGGGCGGTCCCAGCAGTTTCCCCGGTAAAACCAGCATTGAAAAGAGCCTCAAGGCTGGCAGTAGTTTCCTCCAGGCTTATTCCCAGCGTCCCAGCGATAGGCCCGACAGTCCGAAGGGATACGGCCAGCTTCTGCATGGTCGCCTGAGAGTTAGCAGTGGCGGCGGCGAAGATGTTCGACACCTTAGCGGCGTCAGCGGCCTGTAGACTGTACTGACTTAGAACTGCGGTCACTGTTTCGGCTGTGAATGCGAGGTCTGACCGAGTGGCACCAGCCAGCAGGAGAACACCATCTAGGGCGTCTATGGACTGGGCGGCACTTAGACCACCCGATGCTAAGAAGTACAAAGCGTCAGCGGCCCGTGAAGCAGAGAACCTAGTTTCATCTCCGGCCCGGACAGCTGCGGCGCGTAAGGCCTCGAATTCCGACGCGCTGGCACCCGTAACCGCCCTGACGTTGGCCAAACTTTGTTCCGTCTGAGCGAAGGTGGAAACCAGGCTCCTGAATGCGGCGGTAGCACCAGCGGCCAAAGCGGCGGCACCGATATTAATCTTTGAGAATGAGTCTGTATAATTCTTAGCCAGTTTATCCGAGTCTTTCCCGGTCTGAGCGTCCAAAGCAACGCCCATTTTCTTGATCTGAGATTCAGCCTGAACAATGTCCGAAGACAATTTATCAAGCTTTATGCGAATTTCGCTATATATACTACCTGCGTCCTCGGGCATTTTGTTCCTTCCATTTGTGGTATTCGGTCCAGGCCCGGCGGTTAATATCTTCCCGGTTAAAATCAGTAAAATTCCCCGTCAGGTGATCGGCGGGATTGTCGTGACCCATTACGGCCATGCGCGCGGAATCCAGTAAAGTTTCCTCAGTCACGGCCTTAATATCTGTTGCATTAATCTTCAAAGCATAGTTCACCACTGCGGCCATAAAATCAGGTGGAAGAAGAAACTTAAATTGAAGCTCCATACAATCGTATTGGTGTTTCAGTTGAGTCTTTTCCAATCCTTCCGGGGCATCATTGAACCTGGATTTAATTTCAGCCAGGCCGGCTTTAATTTCTTCCAGGTTAATATGAGTCCCGGCGATAACCATGATTTCCTGAAGCGTAGGTTTAACCAGACTGATTTCACACAGGCGATGTTGCCTCTCGGTGTAGACATTCAGGTCTTCCATGGTCGGCTCTTTCTTGGCCCTCACCTTATCGGCGAATGTTTCGATCAAAGAGATGTCACCCACGGAGTACACCTGAGCGGCGGAAAGCTCCCGGACCCTAACCGGAACAGGGTTTCCCCAGAACGGTAGGATCAGGAGCGGATATGCGGCTTCGTAGATCGGGTCTAATTCCGGTTTCGGAATCCGCCTAAGATTAAACATCCAGCACGTCCAAGAGGGCATAGGCTGCCACAGTCAGGGCGGTTTCCACAGTATCGGGGTAGATCACCAAAGTGGTAGGATCACGGTATGCGGTCACAGCGATATTGTAGGTCTGAGCCTGGAGGTTGCGATCCCCGGTTCTTTCCCCAAAAGTGCCTTTACATGCTCGGGAAACTTTTTGGAGATACCCCTCAAGGTTAGCCTCGTGGTTTTCATCCTTGGAATACTTCGAAGTGAAAACCTCGATAGTGAAAGTAGGCTTCACGCTCTCGGAAGTGGGAGCAGAATAAACCTTAGTGGTAGCGTTGTAGGATCCACCTTCAATCACGGCCCGAAGCTCAGGATCGGCGGCGGTGTCAACGAGGGTGTAGGTAGTACCTGTCCGGTAACCGTCGGTGATAATGGCGGTATCTTTTCCGTTGCTATCACTGATCGAAAGCCTTTCGGATTCCTTCTGTGTGGGAGCATCACTGACAGACTGTTGAGTGTCGATCTTGATAATCTTGGCACCGTAACCGTAACCGAATCCAGCCACTTCAGCGGCTTCTCCGTAGACCTGGAGTTTAACGCTTGTCCCTGGGATGGTCTTGGCGATGTTGACCCGCCCATTGACCACGGTAGCGGTCGTCCCGGTAGCCACAGCGATGGCACCCCAGGCTGTCACGAACTCGGCGGCGGTGACAGCGGCGTCATCGAGAGCGGCGGTGAGGTCAATAGCTGTCACGATAGCGGCGGCGTTGTCGATCTTTATGGTCACTGGCACGGCGGCGATCGCTACCACACCTGAGAAATCGAAAGGACCGACTCCGGAGAGTACGGTGGAAATTCCGGGACTGGACCCGTCAGGGTTATTTATGATCACCCGGGTAAACTTCGGGGCGAACTCATAAACTGCGCTTGTTCTTAATGCCATGGTATCCTCCTAAAATAGATCCCAAATTCTAAATGTTCTTTCTTGGCTTATCGTCCCATCGTCATTGCTCATGACCGTGGGCCCAATTTCTCCAAGACTTTCAATTACATTAACATTACCACCCGTCCCGGTCAATGTCTTGTCATCCAACAGGGTCATTAAATCCTTTCGGACGTATGTCCTCATGGGCAATATCTGCCCTAGAAGAGCGTGGTAGATAACCCTAAAGCGGGTGTACCCTAAAGCGGGGGCTGGTTCCTCCTTGACTACGATATAAGGAGCTGGAGGTAATTCCCTAGCACCGAACGGGACCACGGCCTTGATTACCCCTGTTTTCAATTGTGCGACTACTTTATCTATCACCGATTATCCTCCTGACGCCAACGAGGTACTTGGTTCCGTACTCTTCCACTGTAGGTCGTAAAATTTCATTCTTACGGTCGTTTGTCAGTTCCAAATACACACCGTATTGTACCCCATGCGCCACGAAAAAACCTACCGCCTTATCTTCCTGGAAAGCTTCAGCGAACATGAGCCGCCTTGCCATGGTAGTCTGGTCGTTCCAAGGGGCTGATTCCTTGGCGGAATTCAAGGCTTCCAATGCCACCCCCTGGGCTAAGGCATAGAGTGCCGGGAGCGTCTTTGTCGTCCAGATTTTAGCGTACATACTGGCGACCTGTTTCGCGTCGTTCGCGGCACTCATATCAGTGGAGCCTCGTAAGCTATCACTCCACCGAATTCTATCAGCGCGTTGACTGGTCCGACACGGAATGTGCGGCCTCGGGCGGTGAATTTATCCCCCTCCACGGGGATGGTATTGTGGTCGGTCAGAAGAAAAAGCCCGAACCCAGTATCTAGCCCGTTGGGGGAAGCTACCAGCTCTTGAACGGTTCCGTATCGATGGCTGATTCTCACTTTTACCGTCAGCGTGGTAGTTCCGGTCCCGGGCATGTAACCACCGAACCCGTCCACGACCTGAGTGGGGCGGGTGATCGTGATTGTATCGGGGACAGTATCGATTTGTACCCGGATCCCGTTTCGGGCTTGCCGGAGCATCATCATGTTGTTCATATCAGCTTACCACATGCCCGAAAACGATTTTTCCAAACGATGACAATCCGGCTAAATTGTCCTGAATAATTACTTGCAATTCATCCCCGTAGTCTAGGCGCATAGCAACTCCTGACCTATCGGTCAATTTCTTTTCATACGACAGGCCATAGACCCCGGCAGGGGCTTTCGTTGAATAATCAAATGTATCTGATCTTAAACACAATTCCAAGTTTGTTTTTGCGTTCATAATATTCTTGTAAATACCATTTTTTTTCCGGATAACAACACCTTTTATCAGTGCCGTTATCCCGCCAAACTTTGCATCATCCATAGCCACGTCATCAGTCATGGCTCCGGCTATGCCGTAAATATCCCAAGATGTCCCGAACGGAGGTGAAACCGAAAAGATAACCGGTGTTACCGACCCGTCGACATTCATAGCATCGGAGGATCTAAACCCTTCGGCGGCGATTGTATAGGCATAATCCAAGGGACTATCCAATGTCACCACATCCCCGACCACTGTTAAAGCTACCCCCTGGTAGAATCTTTGGGATTCCCGTAGGCAGATAATGTTACCAACTACTACACCATGACCTATGCCAAAGGTAATAGAGCTGGCCCCCAACATGGCATTTGAAAAAATTGTAATATCAGCAATTTTTTTGCATATTTTTAGGTCGACAAAATCGCTGGTATTATCCTGCGTTTGAACCCGTAATGCCCCATCTGGTTCAATGTGTTTCTGATGGATTGCAACGGTTTTCCCGTAGGGGGATGACACGATGATAACCGCCTGGTCACCAGCGTTCCGGCACTTGGCCCAATATCGATCTAGGTAGCTATCCGCCACCAGTTCATGACCTTCCAGCATTCCGTTAGGCTTGTAAATTTTACGGCCGTAGGGCAGAGAGTCATCACTTGGAACGGTGTAAGAATTGACTACTACCACATCAGCCTTACCAACTATGCCATTGTCGAGTTCACTTTTCCAAACCATTGCTGATGCACCATATGTTGTAATCGGGGTCCACTCGTTAGCTGTAATGGTATAGGATCCGATCACACGTTCCCCCCGGCCACTTCGGGAGCCGTAGACCTAGCCCACTTTCCAGCGGAAGACCCGGAAACGGCAGATTCATCCGCGATAAGACCACGGTAGTAATCATAAAGGTCTTTCAGGGCGGTGAACTGCGTAGATTCAGCCCCGGCCTGGTTTCGGACCACAGTCATCTCGTTTCCCAACTTCGTCAGGATGGCACGGTAAGCGGACTGGACAGCGTCAGCGCCGGAGTCGATCCACTCGGTAATCCTGGCATCGGAAAGGCGGTATTCTGCTACCGTGTAGTCAGCCTCGACGGCCCCAGTAGTCTTTGTGGTGTAAACATAGCGCCCTGCGATAAGGTAAGCGGTCCTATGGGCTGGAGTGGCCGGATAGGTTACGGATTCCAGAAGGTTCAGGAATCCCGCAGGGTCGTCAACTGTGAGGCGCAAGGCCTTAATTTGTTCGAAGGTTGCCATGGGGATAGTTTAGCCCCCATGGCGTGGATTGTCTAGTCAGAAGCAGGAACTAACAAACGTTCAGCCCACCACTTCCCTTCCCCTTTCCCTTGGACATAATACCTCTTACCGCCGTCGTCCAAACAAGCGGTTGTAACAACTCCAATTTCCTCGGTAGCAGTTACTTTTACCAATTGATCGATTTCGAAAATAAAATCAACTTTCATAAAAAACTCCTTTAAATGGAATCGTCAGGACTCGAACCTGAAAGGATTTGAATATTGGCGTTACTGCCATTCATCTCCCTATCGTAACTTAGCTTTGTTCCCAATCAGCCACGATCCCAGTGTTCCCCGGAGTCACCCGGGGAGTCTCGCTTGTTGGATGTCAGAAACTTAGGAGGGGACCTGACACCCAGTACCTTGAGGAGTCTCCCTTAGGAGTCCTTTGAAACAATGTATGTCACCTCATACGAGGCTAAGCCGGATGTCAGGATTGAACTGACGACCTACGGTTTACAAAACCGTTGCTCTACCGCTGAGCTATACCGGCACTCCACTAAACAATTCTACCAGCTTCCTCCAAGCTAAGTCCATCCCTAAGATCACGCAATTCATGGAATTTCCTGAACCATACCTCGTAGAAAGAACTGCCGTAATCAGCGCACTTCATGGCGGTATCACGTAGTAAGGCAATTTTCTTTGTCAGTTGTTCGTGTCTGGTCATGATCGTCTCCTTCTGGCTTTCCGCCGACCGTTTCCGGTTTCGCCCTGGGGCCATCCAGGGCATCGTCAGGGCGGGTTATTCGATACTTACAACTCCAGACCGACTGTATCCAATCTTCTCAAGAGCTTCTACAACCTGATCGAAATTGTAATCGAACTCAGGATCAAGGCCAAGTTCTTCAGCTGTGAAAACCTGGCTTTGTCCATCATCAGCAAATACTTCAAAAAAACCTTTCATCTTGGATCTCCTTAGGGCTTTCCGCCCTTCCATGATTTAAATATAAACCATATATAAACCTTTGTCTATAGCACAAAACGGTCGACTTATAGCACTTTTTCGCTATGGAATAAAAAAAGCTCCCATTTCTGGGAGCTTTCAAAGCGTCTAAACTAAATATTAAGTTGGGAGGGTCACCTCTATGATATACCCAAACGATGCACCCAAAGCAGTCCCAGGGTAGCTAGATCCCAAGAAATCTTTGGAGTATTCGCCCTGGATACGATACCAGGCTCTTTCCTCGGTGGATAACTCAAGAACGGACCCTCGGCCCGTCTCCATGGTCAAAGGCCTTTTATTAGCCACGATCATGACGCCAGGGACAAAAATGTAGGCCTTGCCAGCGGTAACGCCAGGGAAAGAAACGATCTCTTTACCAATAGTGAATCCATCGTTGATGCCATGGTCGTATTCAATTAAAGTACCGATAGGCAATCCGGGGCGGTTGTTGGTTCTGGCACTGGATCCGTTACCGTTAAGCTGTCCAGCCATAACGTTCTGGATGGACCAGGAATCCGCAGAGTTACACAGGATGGCCACGCGGGGAGCGGCGATCTTCCGGCTTGTCTTGGGGTCCTTCAAGGCTACCAACTTCTTCCATGCGGCGAGAAGTGTTTCGTACATCTTCTCATCGTAGGTTAAACCAGCGGTAGCGATGGCGGCTTGCTGTTGACTGGCCACATAAGTGGCGGCCACGATCAGCCCCACGGTAGCGGCGTTCCGAGCGTCGGTATCAGCATCCACAGCGGCTTGGACCACTTTATCCATGGTGAAGAACTTGTTAAACAACAGATTCTTGATGGAGTCTTTCCAGCCGACAGCTTTGATCCCCATGGTCACAGTCTCGACGTTCCCGGTGTTCTGTTCGATCAGGTTGACCCCGTCGTTAGCTCCGGACACAACGCCCATTTTCCCACGGAAAGGAATCAGGTCCCTGAGGTTCACAGTCTCAGGGAATTCGAAGTTAGTCGCTTCTTGAGCGATCAAACTGGTCACGTCAGGAGCTTCCATAGCCCGGCGGGTCACGTCGATGAAGAACTTCCCGAAGAAAGCATCCACCACGGCGGAACTGGGAGCCTGAGCGGCGTTGGAAACCACGGAATGCCGGATCTCTTCCATCTCGGTCACAATTTCAGACGCTTGTTTGGCGCTGTTGTAGACCTGGACAGGGCCGGACTGGTCTTGTTTGTTGGCAAACATCGTCCCGGCGAAAAGAGGAGCCGACACGGTTTTGATCCGAGCTTTCCGCTCAGCGATCAAGTTTTCGGTGTTGTAAATCTTAAGCATAGTTTAAACCCTTCTTCCGATTATGGTGATCAATCCCCGGTCGGCGGCTCCATTGGAGAACACCTTGAGAACTGTAGCAGTGGTGAGACTGGACACGGCATCGTCGATGGTCCCGGCCCGAGTGATTACCTTGTCAACGGCGCAAACTTGAGCGTCATTGATAGCGGTCGCACCGTTCTTAAGCTGGAGAGTTCCCCCGGCGTTAGCGGCCTGGCACTGGACAATTACGTCCAGGATCTCCATGGGGTAAGGTACGGTGATGGCCAGACCAGCGGTTGCATCGGCAGTCACCTTGTAGGTCAACTGGACAGTGTTACCACCGGACTCAGAATTCAGTGCAGTGGCGTTGTTCTTCAGGACCAAAACCATGCCAGCGGAATTCTTGATTTCCTTGACGATACCTACTTGGTAGAAAGCGGCGGAGGCGATATCGGAGAACTTCTTGGCGGAAGGATCCCAATATACAGGAGCGTCCACAGTGGCAAAGGTGTCACCACCGACGTTAAAGTCAGCAGCCTCGAATACCACATCGGAGACATGGAAAGATCCCACGGCACCGATCCCGATAGCCTCGTCAGCTATGCAAGGAATCCCACCGATGACGGTGAACTCGTATTGCACCAGCGCCACGCCGGTGTTGTTGGTCAGACTGACGTGGTCAGCACTTTCCTTTTGAATGTAAACAGTAGATCCCATGGCTTAAACCTCCACGATCTTCACACCACCCACGGTCTTAGCGGGAGGGGTTTGTTTCGAATTATCAACCTTTCCGAAGAAAGTGATATCAGTATGGTTCCCGGCGAGCTGTAAAGCCACGGGGTCTTTCTTGAACTCTTCAACCTTGGCGGGGTCCATGCTGTTAAGCTGTTTCCCGGCATAGTCTCGAAGCAGTCCCTCGGTCCCGAATTCCTTATCCATGAATGCGTTGACCCTGATGGTTTCGGTCTGAGCCAGCTTGGCAGTCAGTGCCGAATTTTCAGTTTTCAGGCGGGTCACCTCTTCAGCGTTTTCCAGCACCAGCCCGAAAGCCTTAGCCAGTTCCACGTTGGTCAGTTCGCCATTGGTTCTCATGTTGGTCAGCTTGAGCAACATTTCTTCTTTGTTCATCTTTTCTCCTTTGCTGTCCATTATGGCCAGCAGTTCGGTAGCTCCTGTTTCCGGGCCACGGGCCGCTAAAGAGCGGAGCGCAGAGCGGTAAATTTTCCCGGATTTCCCGATTTGATTCTCACGATAATAAATTGCGTCGTCCTCATTCTCACATTCGATCCAAGGTGAGGTTTTATCGACGTTTCCGTTTTTCAGCAGATCTAGGATTTCAGTTTCTTCCTCGCTGTTCGTCTGCTGTTTCATGGCCCCGGTTCCAAACTCCACAGCGTCGTTTCTTTCGTATCCTTCAGTCCCGGTGAAATGATAAATTCCGTTCTCGTCCACAGTGTAGGAAGGGGCGGAGACAAGGGAAAAATTAACGATTCCGGCCTTTGCGTCCTGGATAAAACGGGCGTTATCGCTCCCGTCACCCAGTGGGGGAATGTAGTTTTTAAAATACACAGTTCCAGTCCCGTCACCGTTCGGTTCTAACTTCCCGCCGATCATGTAAAAATCAGATTCTGGACGGTTCGCTCTCCAGTGTCCACGTTTGGCCCCAGGGATAGGACGGGAATTTGTAACATCGACGAAAGATTGAAAGAAAGACTCCTCGTAAATTCCGCCTGAGCCACGGATAGGATACTTGATAGCCTGAATTTTAAAATACGGGTTACCATCTCCGTTCGTCAACACAAGAAGTTTTTCAGAGGGGATCAATGTAGGCACCTCATTTTCTCCCAGGACTCTGATTTTCTCATCGACAGCGTAATTTAAAACCTTATATCGTTTCATAATCGTATTTTATCCCCCCGGTTTCCCTGTTGTCAACCCTGATACTGAGTAGCATACCACGTATCAAGATAATCCACACTCTCACCGCCCGCCCATTTGGCCAGGTCGTCAACGAAAGAGTCAAAATTCCTCGTATGAGGCCGAAGGTAACACATATCATTCGGATGGTCCACGGATGGCACTTGATCCAACTTGTATGGGCTCCCGGCGGCGTTCGCGGGGCAGTTACACCCCCAGTCAATATCATTGGTCCTAACCCAGTCAACCATACCAGAGGCCCCCGGGTTCATGCGTGCTTGCTGGATCGCTGTGGAGTGCATCGATGCAGTGAGCTCCGTCCGGACTATCCTGAGCGCGCGCCAGTCGATTTCCTTTGGTAACCGTGCGTAGTAATCCCTAGCACCTGGTTTCAGTTCACCCCAAACACCCTCCTTGATCCCGTCTTTCCCCAGGCTGACATAGCGTGTCACCTGTTTTGCTATCTGGGAAGGGTCCAGGCCTTGGGCTAGGCCTGCGGAGATTAGGTCTTTGATTGTGGATTCATATCCCATGGCGGTCTTCAGCGCGTATCCACCGGATCCCATTCTAGATACCAGGTCTACCACCATGCGATCATTCAGTTTAACCACCATGCGCGATACGCCGGACGCGGTAATCTTAGCCCCGGCCTCAGCGGATCCCACGGCGGAAAGCAGAAATCCGGTATCGGCTTTCACTTGAGCTTTTAACCCGTCCTGTACTACGTCCGTGGTAGCTTCTCCTATGGCGTCGTTTATGGCCCAGGTAGCCTTCTGGAGTTGGAGTTGAATGTCGATCAGGCTTCCGGTAGTTAGCTCAGACAAGCCCCGTAACTCAGCCCTAGCGATTGCGTCCGTCACCTGCTTAGTCGCGGTTACATAGGCCTTTTTAACGTCCTTCATGACCTTGGCTGTGAGCCTTGGCCATGAATCACGAGAAGCCTTGTAGATGGCGACGTACTCTTCCCTGGTCACTCGTCTGCCCCTGTGGCCTGGAGAGCGTCAATGAACGACGCCTTGGCGAACTGAGTGTATTTGGCCGCTTTGTTCAGGCTTATTTTCCATGTCTCGAAATCTTTCTCCGTCGCCCTGGGGTACATTGCCAGCCAGAGTTTATGGGCTTGCTCCAGGGTTACGGACCCGGATGCGATCAACTTGCTCATCCCGTCGCTGAAGCGCTGGAAAATCTGACTCTTCACGTCCTCGGATACAGCGTCCATGTTGTCCCACTCGAGAGAGTCCACGGGCTGGAAAGTTTGCATGGTGGCAGAGCCTAGGAGAGTAAGGGAATTTTCGAATAGGGTGTCATAGGGACCATCTTTTTGTTCGCGCTTGGATTCGACGAACTTAATCAGACTGCCCATTTGCTCTTCAGCGGATGCGTGGTTCCCCTCGGTCTTAAGCCCCCAGGCGATTTCAGGTATACCGGATCCTTCCACGATTTTATAGAATGACTGGTTCAGTTTTTTCTCATAGGCTGTGTGAGCTCCTTCGGGAAAGACAAACGTGGTTTTTTCCTGATTAAACTTATTGAAAATTACGTCCACGGTGGAAATATCGAAAGCGTTCAGGTCAATCCCGTTCTGATCCACCCAAGTATCCACATTCAAGCTCACTTCTTGGATCATTTTCACACTGAATTTCGCCAGCAATTGAGTCCATGCCACATCGATGTCATGGTAGTTTTTCAGGTCGGAAAGAATGCGTTCATAGTCCGAGTGACCTCGGATCTCGTCACCGTCGGCGTTATTGGCGAACGGTATCGGCATGATCTTGAACCTGTTAGGAGTGACCCTGGTTTCATTCATGCCCCCGGAGTATACGACCCGCAGGCTGTCCTTGGTGAAATACCGGACACGCCCAACGCTGGCCTGGAGATTTTCCCCAGTCTGAATCTTGATCTGTTCGGTCGTGATGACCTGGATTATCTCCCCGGTGTCAATATCCTTGATCACGTCGGAAACCGTATCATCCGGAATTAACTCCCAGGAAAGCCGTCCCATTTTAGCCGACCAAAAAGGGAATACCCACACAGTCCCCTCACGGTGAGCCTGAAGGTGAATCTGTTGCATGGTCTGGCTGAAATGCTGGACAAGGCCCCGCAATGCCTCCTGGGTGCGTTCATCCTTGGATATCGGCACAGGCAACCCCATAAGCGATACAGGAACGAAGATGGGAGCGAAAGCCAGCGATCCCGCCAGCTTAAGCCCCGGGTACTGGTTGTGGTAAAGACCGCGAGTCAAGTCTCCATTGACCGTCATTTCCTCGGTCATGTTACGGGTGATCGGCCTTTGGACCTTTTGGCGGCTTTTACTGTCCGCGTCCTGCGTTTCTTTCTTCTTAAACCAATCGAATATTGAAGCCATTATCTACTCCGTCTGGCAGCTAAGGCCGCCTTTGTTTTTTCACTGGTAATCATAACGCCCCCACCAAGAAAAATATAGCCCGCCGTCAAGTTGTCCACTTGGTCATCGTGTGATTTCCCCAGGCCGTCAAAGCGGATAATCTCTTCCAGCCATTCATCGTTCCACTCGCCTTCCTGGACGTGGACGTGGCCCTTGGCCTCGAAGATTGGTTCTAGCGGTGTCGCCCTGGTCAGCTTATCACCTTTCCCCATGATTAACACCTTGTCGATCACGAATTCAGGCATGGCACGGCAGATGTATTCATAAGCGTCCTTGGACTCGATAGAGTTCTCGACAGCCTGGCGGACGAACTTCCCGTCGGCATGGATTACTTCCCGTATCACGTCGTCTCGTTCAGCCGCGCCCTTCTGGACTCGTATCACGTTCTTGATCCACAGGTGAGGGATTGGGTCACCTGGTACAGTCTGGAAGCCTAGGAGCGTCCCGGAGGTATAGTCCGGGTCATCCTTAGATCGCTGTTTGGCTGTGTGCGCCAAGTCCCAGATTCTGGCCCACCTGATAGCCAGTTCCCCTGGCATATCTTCGGGCTTGTGGTATACAATCCCATCAATTGAAAATATAGACCCAGTTCGAAGCATAGGAGAGCAGTCCAATAAGGCAGCGGCACCGTATCGGCCAAGAAAAGAATATTGGCTTTCGTACCAACTTTCCTGAAACCTCTCAAGGAAAAGATATTTCCCAGGATATTGACCTTCTCCCCGGTAATCCTTAGCCTTTGCCGGGAATCTCATTGTTTCAAATTTTGCAAAATTAGGATCTACCTTGGCCTCTTTTTCAATTCTCCCGTGGGGGTCATCCCAGTGCCATTGGGTCGCCAGGATGATTACGATATGAACCGGAGCTAACCTGGTAAGTAAGTCGTTTGTCATCGTGTCCCAGACACCATCTCGCACGGTTAGAGATTCCGCAGCCCTTCTCCCTGATATAGGATCATCCACAAGGACCAAGTGTCCACCAGATCCAGTTATTCCTGATGATAGCCCAGATCCGTAAAGCTTTCCCTGTGTTGGCTGTTTTGTTTTCTCGTCGATAATCTCCCAGTATGCCTTAGCATTCGACTCGGTAGAAAGCCCCAGGCCCGGGTACAGTTCTCTATACTTTTGTGACCTAAAAATGTTACGGGCAAAGCTTGTGAATTTTTGAGTGAGATCACTTTTAAACGTGGTCGCCAGGACCTCACAGTCGGGGAATTCCCCCAGGAAGTGAGGGGGAAGATACCGGGAAAGAATGTCAGTTTTCCCGGAACGGTGATGGACTACGATTTTTAGGTATGTTGATTTTCCTTCACGGAAATCTTGAAAAGCTTTGTCGATGCGGGCGCAGATTGTCTTGGTGTGGAATCCTGGGATAAACGGATCTGTGTCGCCTTTCATCCAGGTGTAGTTCATGAATTCCAGGTGGCTATTTCTAGCATGGTCCCGGTCTTCTTCCTCCAGGAGGTTTAGCAGTTCGATTTCTTCCGCGTCAGTTAGCGCCATCTTTGGCCTTTAACGCGTTAATCCTTGCCCTACGTTCTTCTGGGGTGAGGTTGTTGATGGTGAGTTCCCCGGAGTGGTTTACGTTTTGTTTATTTGGCCATTTTTCAGGACGACGATGAGTAAGAAAAAATATTTGCGCGGTGGTATCGGGGGGAATGTGGGTTTGAACTTTAGCGGTCTGTAGTTCTGACCCCATACCAGCTCCCAAAGATACCGCTATTTCCTTCTTTAGGGTCAAGGTGTATCCAATAGCCCTTTTGAACAGTGCGGCCTCTACAAGGTCGTTAGGGTCTTCCTTGGCAACCTTTATAGCCTCCGAAAACTCTGGATATTTGTTTTTCCACAGGTAAAGTGTTGATGTTGTTATCTCCAATTCCTTAGCGATTTCCTCATCACTTTTTCCAGTTGCGGCCGCAAGCTTTCCCATTTTAGGATGGAATTTAGGATTGTACTTAGTGGGTCTACCCCCAGGGTGTTTAGCCATGGAGTAATTATAGCCTTAAGGCCGAAATTTAGCAATATTGCGCATTTTAGCCTAAAAAACGGCCCAGATTGCGCATTTAAGCTGAAATTAAGCAGAATTTGGCCAAATTAAGCACCCATAAGCAGTCGATTGCGCACCATAATTTTATACAGGATATAGAGTTATCTCTTATATTATATAAAATGCTTAATAAAATAGAATAATACTATACGTACACACACACACACACACACACATATATAAATACGTTTTTGAAACATTGCGCATTTGCGCATTTTGATTTTTTTCGTCGTAACTTGTTTTATTATATAGAATTAAAGTGCGCAATGCCATGCTTAATGTTGTGTAAAATCTGCTTAAATGCGCAATCTTATTTTTCTTGACAAAACTTTTTATTGCTATATACTACTTAATTATGATTAAAAGAAAACTGTACTCGACAAACAAATATAGTTTGACTTTGACCCTTCCGGCGGATTGGGTGAGGTCAAAAAAGCTAAGCGACAAGGATTCTGTCAACATAAAAATCCTGGACAACGGGAATATTGAGGTGATTCCCGAGAACGATCAGCCGAAAACATCCATACATTTGGACAGGATTTTATTGACTGAAGTTGATTTCCATTGGGGATTCATCCATTCACAGCCAGGGTACTGGAAAACTAAAAAATATAAAGCCTATAACTTGGCTAAGGATATTTATAGCGAGGTATTTGGCGTTTATGTTGATTATGGATTTATTAAAATTCATACCTCAGGACAGTTTTTTAAGAATCTTTGTGATAAACAAACATTATCTTTGATCAAAAACGATCCTGATTACATTGGTTCGGAGCCAGAGGATTTCCCACTGAAAGGTGAAATTTTAACATTCAGGAACCGATATGAGTGAGCTATTTGAACGCGCCGCAAGGGTAGGTTTACAGAATGTTAGATCGTGGCTACCGGATGGTATCCAGCAGGGCGATGAATGGGTAGCCAAGAATCCAACCAGGGAAGACTCTGGACTTGGCAGTTTTAAAGTTAATACTAAAAATGGGAAATGGGCTGATTGGGCTGATGGTCCAGAGGCATCAGGAGGCGATTCTGTCAGTCTTTACGCTTATCTTAACTCACTGCGTCAAGGTGAGGCGGCGAAGGAAATCCTGTGCAAATATGACCAGGATTATTACCCAAAAAAAGACGACGAGTTTATTATTCCGAACAACTCAGGGGGTATATGGGAAGGTTACTACATACAGACGAAAGGGGTTAAGGAACCTCCAGAACTTGATACTAACTGGTTTCAGAAAAAATTTGGAAAAGAAATAGGGCGATGGCCTTTCTTTAAAAAAAATCAAATTGTGATGTGGGTTGTTCGGTTTGAAAAAGACGGAAAAAAGGATGATCGACCTTTTACATTGTGGGGTAAGGGAGCCTCCCACAAGTGGAGAAATATAGGCTTTAAAGACAATAAAATTCCTCTTTGGAACTGCGACGAATTGGCTACTAGGCAGACTGATGCCGTTTTAATGTTTGAAGGACAGAAGGATGCCGACAAATTAGAACAGGTTTTAAGGGATGAATTTGTAGTCACGGGTTATTACGGCGGAGCTGCCAATATAAAAAAAACAGACTTGGAACCTCTCATTGGTCGTGAGGTTTGGTATTGTCCCGATGCCGATGATGTCGGTCGGAAAGTTATTTCCATCTTGAAAGAATTAGATATAAAATTGCACCTCATAAGGCCTCCATTAGGATGTAAAAAGGGGTGGAGTTTAGCAGATGAAAATTTAGATAAACAAGGATATTTGGATTACATAAATAAATCTGAAACGCAACCGACAGTCGTTGATGATTTTTGGAGTACGGTTCCATTTGTCTTTCTTGGTACAAGCGAAAATAAAATTCATGTTTATTCTAAAGAGCATGAAAAAGTGTTTCACGATCCATGGCCAGGGCTAACGAAGCAGAATTTATTACGATGGTTACACGTAAACAAATGGGCTATATCGTTCAAAAAAGAATCGGGTGTCGTTGATTGGGATTTAATTCTTTCTGAAATAAATGAGCAAGTGGCCAGCGCACCATTTTTTAAAGGATCGATGGTTAGGACTTCTGGGGCATGGATTGACGATGGTAAAATAGTAATCTCCACGGGGGACGAAATTTTAACTGAAGATAAAAAATATAGATTCAGGGAATTTGAATCAAACTATGTCTATGTGAAGTCATCTTTTAGAGGGTATTCTTTTGATAATCCAATAAAAGATTGCAAAACTTTGATTTCCGTTTTCAAATATTTAAGATTCAGCAGAATTAGCCATTCAAAATTCCTAATGGGATGGTTGCTACTGTCTCCTTTTGGTGGTGTTTTAAAGTGGAAGCCTAACGTTTGGCTAACTGGTGAGGCTGGATCTGGGAAAAGCTGGATATTTTCGAATATCGTAGAAAGAATACTTGGTGAAATTGCGATCTTCCCCAAAGGGTTAACATCAACGGCCGCAGGTATTCGTTCAAGCCTGGAAAATTCTTCAGTCCCATTAGTGATGGATGAGATGGAAAGTAGGGATCAAACGATAGCAGATAGGCATAGCCAAATTTTGACAATGTTCCGAGAGTCTAATTCTGGTCTCGGGTCTAAGGCAGTTACCATGCACGGCACGTCTGGGGGTGGGGAGGGTAAACAATGGATTGTCAATTCCATGGTTTTATTTGGGTCAATTGGTGCGGCTATTGAAGACAGTGCGGACAAGTCCAGGTTTACAGTTATTTCCCTGGAAGACCCTAAAATAATGAACAAGTTGAAAAGGGATGAAAATTTTAGAGAACTAGAGAAAGAATCTTTGAATTTGACACAATCATGGATCGATGGATTCCACGCTAGAACCCTTCGTAATATCCACAAGGTACAGGAAGCAATCGATATTATGGTGATGGTTTGCGTCGAGCATGTTAGGTCTAGGCGTGAAGCTGACCAGATAGGATCGCTTTTGGCAGGGGCTTGGATGGTAGAGAATAACGAAGCTCCTACGGCGTCAGAAGCGTACGAATATATAAAAACTGCCATGGAAGATATTGCTAAGGATGACACGGAATATAAATCAGACCAGGATGTGATGATAGATATGATCCTAACCAGCGATATAAGGATCGATAGATTTAACGTTAAAATAGGACGGGCTTTGAAGGCTATAAAAAACGGTGGATCAACTCAAGAGGACTATATTGATTCTGAAATTAAGATGGAAGCCTTGAAGGCGGCTTTAATTGATATCGGCATTAAGCCAGTAAGGGGAGAAATCCATTTTGCCATAGCGCATCCAGAAATTTCTAAAATGTTAGCTAAGACACCATGGGCTAAGACTTATAGCCAGATCCTTCCAAGGCTGACTTACTGCAATCCAGATATAAAATCAGGTGGACGTTTTGGAGGGGTCCAGAAAAGGTACTATGTTTTAGATTTTGATGAATTGCTGAATGAAACACCATTTTAAGGAGTAGAACATGAAAAAAGAAGAAATAATCGCTCTTGAAGACGCTTTTGAAGCTAGTCAAGAAACAATAAACGATCGAGACGAAGAAATAATAAATCTAAAAAAAGAAAAAGATAGATTATTAGGATCTTTAGTAATATTCAATGAATACCTATCAAAACATGGAAGTTCTGAATTGCAAAACATTCTTTTTTTAATAGAAAAAGAACTCATAAAAAAGTACGGAATAAAATATCCAGACTTTTTTGAGAAGGCGGAAGCTGTTTTAATTTTGACAGAAACATTTAAAAACACGTTACTTGACAAAACCTAGGAATGGTTTATACTTGGTTTATAGGAGAATTTATGACAACACAAAAAGAATACGACTTAATGGAAGATCCGGGACTAACCGCTTTGGATCAAAAAGAACCAACTAGGGAGATACTGGAAATCGATTGCGAGTGTTTCACAGGTTTAAAGCTACGATACCATGGCGGGATGTTAACGGTGACTATAAATTCCGTGGCTAGTACCTTTTGGATTGGTGCCGAGAACATGGAAGACGCTGAAAACTTTTTTAAAGCGCTGACGGAAATATAAGGAGAAATTAAGATGACTAAGCAAGCTTTTATGAAAAAAAAAGGACTAACAGAGGCCCAAATTAATGGTGAATTAATACAGGGCAACCTGGACCTCGGGAGCCTCACCAGCCTACCCGAAGGCGTGAGCCTGTCCGCCGGGGGCTACCTGTACCTCGGGAGCCTCACCAGCCTACCCGAAGGCGTGAGCC